ACGTCCCTGAACCCGAGGCTACTGAGCTTCTGAGCCGCATAACGCGCGCGCTGACCTGTGTTGCAGTACACGAGCAACCCACGCGGTGGTAAACCCGTCGTCGTCTTTGACGATATTTCTTGCACGGGAATGTGTGCGGCCCCTGGGTAGTGGCCCGCGTCGAATTCAACTTTGGTCCGGACGTCGATCACGGTGTTTATTTCCCCCTTGGCGATTTTTTGCTTGGCCTGTGACGGGCTCAATAGTTGCCTCCCAGTGAAAGTGTACACCGCGGCCACTGTGGATATTAAAATTAATGTGATGATGATCGTGCGCCTCATTATAATATTATGTAGGTAAATAATAAATAAATGTCACTATGGGATCTTCTGCCAATCGAACTTCAGGACATAATAGTCAATAAGAGTGTGGAATTATGTCGAGAAGAGTACTTGAACCAGGGGATCAAGAAACATAACAGGGCCAAGAAGAAGCAAGGGCGGGGTTTGCTCACGGCCGACTTCATAAGGTACGTCATGGAATACACAACTGAACCAATGGAACTTCTGAACTGGGGTTTCGAAACGGAGATCCGAGAGTTAGAGATCTTAGTCCAGCCACCCGTGGAAATGCTCGCCGATATCCAAGACTACGACTACAGCACCTACTACGATGAGTTCCTGAAAAGGTCCATCGAGTACTTAGAAAACCCAGAAAACCAACAAGACTGGATCACACCCTCGGAAGACCAGTGGCTCACGATGTTCACGAAACTCAATAACTTTGTTCGAAGACACAAACACTTGAACATCCTCAAAGAAAACGACGGAACGGGTGCGCTCTACCTGTGGCTGGAATATCAAAAAGATCCAGACACGGCTAAAAAGATATCCAAGGAAAAAAGACACTCACTCCAATCACTCGGTGTTAGGATGCCACCCATACATAGAAACTAATTGTGATACATGTGTAATGTGCACGAGAAGGATTTTGTCGAAAGCTACTGACGCCATACCGGTGTTCAGTTTGCAGAACTACAAGGGCTACGCCAAGGTGACAGACGTGTACGACGGAGACACGTTCAAGGCGTGCATACTCTTGCACGGCCGAGTGAAAAAATTCATCTTCCGGACGTTGGGATATGACGCACCCGAGATGAAACCACCCTTAGCCATGTGCGACAGGAAAGACCACATCGTCAAAGCCGTGGAAGCTAGGAAACTCTTCATGCATCTGTTGGGGTTCGATGAGGATGGAAATTATCCACCGTGGAACCCTTTCATGTGTCGATGGAAAATCAACGGTTGGGTGTGGATAGAATGTGGCAAGAATGACAAGTATGGCCGAACCTTAGTCAGGGTGTACAAAAACAGAAAGTGTGTTAATGAACAAATGTTAGAGAGTGGGTATGTGAAAGCCTACGACGGGGGCACACGGAGTTAAATATAAGTCACAAATAAAAACACAGGACTATGAAAACATTCACTTCGGCCGATGGAATAAAAATCATGGTGGGTGAGAACGCCAAAGAGAATGACGTTTTGACCATGAATGCCTATCCCAAAGAGTGGTGGATGCACATCGCAGGCTGCCCGGGTGCACACGTGGTGATATGTCACGAGTGTGACACCGTACCCAAAGAAACAAGAAGGGACGCCGCAGCCTTGGCCGTGCACTACAGCAAACAAAGATCGAAGGCCAAGATGATCCCCGTGGACATGGCTCGTGTAGACCAGATCACAAAGTATGAAAAGTCTCACCACGGAGAGGTGTTTCTGGATGGTGAGATCATGCAACTCAATGTCTTCATAAACAAAGAAGGTCCGCGACTTAAAAGATTACTCAGTACTTAAATAAATGATGAAAGTTGTTTTCAAGCCGAGCCCTTCGGTGGCACACAAATACCGCGTCGTCTTCCCTGACAAAAGAGCCATCGATTTTGGTGTCAAAGGTGGCCAAGACTACACAACCCACGGGAACCCCATGCTCGTGCGTGAGCACATCCTCGATCACGGAGGCATCATTCCCGTAAGTTCACTTATGGAGAAGGATCCACGTAAAATTCATCGAGAGATGTTGGAGATCGATAAAAGTACGAAAGAAGATTGGCATGACGTGTACTCCAGAGAATACTGGGAAAGGTGGCTTCTGTGGACTTACCCCAACGTCGAACACGCCAAACTCTTCCTAACTATGAGGCACAACCACTTATTCATGCCTTACGAGGATACATTTTATTAATTTGTCATTCAACCCTTAAAGAAATTTTTACGTGGTGAACGCCACAATTCGACGCACGATGGAATTGAGAAACAAGATGCGGGCCTTGGCCAAGGAAATAAAAGAGTGCCTCAAGCACAGCCCTAACCCGTACGCGTACAAAATAATGAATGACATCGTTGAGTATTACCTCCCGAACGATGTCATGCCAGCGAAAGACATGATCAAAAATCTCGAAGAAAAGTTTGATATGGTCTACACACCTGATGCGGAATGCTTGGATGAAGACCAAAAAAATTTTTGTTTAGCCTTCAACGAACATGGAGACTTAATCGGTGAGTGGGAAGAAAACGAAATCTACGAAGAGATTGAGGAAATCATGGAATTTATAACCCGCAATGGGTGGGAACTCATCGAAAATCCCATAGACGTGCAGTGCTACCTCATCGCACCCACGTGCACGGTGGCCACAATAGAAGACATAGTCTACCCACCTTTGTAATCTTAATTCCCGTACGCAACACCCGCTTGCCCACCCTTGATGCGCAAAATGTTCATGCACGGAGCGTACACTCTGTGCACGGCGTTACCACCGGACGGGCCGCTGATGGACAGCTTGGCCGTGTCGATGCGAGAGAAGTTGAGGGAACCTGTCATTTGCCCGCGGTTCAAGGCGACTTGGAACGGCCACGTGAAGACTGGAACGTTGTCGAGCACGGTGTCCGGAAGGTGCGTGCAGTGAAGTTCAGGGACGATGGTGTGGTGATAGTTGGCAGACATGTTTTCGAACAACGGGCTGCCGTTGATGTACATGGTGGCCGTGTCGAAGGTGTATTCGGACGACCAGTTCTGTGCGCTGGCGTTCGCAGAGGCCATGTGGATGGCACGGCACGGGTGGTTGAAGTATGAAAGGTCAACTTCGGTGTCCGTGTTCGCGCAGAGCTGCGTTTGGACTTGATCGATGAGGATGGCGTGTTCATTCTTAGTGAAGAACTCACGCTCCTCGGTGTCGACGAAGATGAAGTTGGCGTAAATCTTCGGGGTGTCCGTGCGAGTCAAACCCGGGCGGCACTTGATGCGCACCTCCACCTCGACGTGTTGCATCGCCAGAAGCGGAAGGGCCTTGGACCAGTCTTCACTGAAGAAGAACGGGATCACGTAGTGATCGGCGTTTGATCCACCGGCACCGATGGCGTTCCCTTTCACATCGTTGGTCGAGATCGAACAGGACGCCTTGGCGCTGTCCGTGCGGTACAAAACGTTGTGCACGGCCTGGACGTAAAGGCTGTCCATGGTGACCACTTTTTGGCCACCGATCCAGAGAGAGAACTCGGTCGGGGCGGAATCCGCCGAGAAAAGGCCGGTGGTGTTATCACCGACGGCACCGATGGAGGACCCTTCGATCCAGATGGTGGACAACAAGTCACCCTTGGACTTGATCGGGACGACGACTTCGGTGTTCGCACGGAACTGGCCGATGTAATCGAGACGCTCCGGCTTGACGCAGAAGTTCGTGTACTTTCGGTACGCTTGTCTGAAAAAACTGACGTCGGGGGTAGACGTCAAAACGGAATCTTGAACTCCCCTGCTCGCGAGAACAATCTGAGCAGCCATTGTTTACTACTAAAAGATATTAAAATTTTTGGGCGATGTCTACATAAATGGTCGTCTTCCAAGCACTCACCTGGGAACCCAGAGACGATGACGAAGATGAAGATGAGCGACGCCACCTGATTTCCATCTTCGGCAAGACGGGTGATGGGCGATCCGTGTGCGTGACCACGAGTTTCCAGCCGTACCTATTCGTGCGGATGCCGAACGCGTCCAAGGCGACCGGGGTTGAGATTTTCACGAAACTCAACAAGCTCTGCCCCGACTGCCTCACGGGCTATGGCTTCCTGATGAACAAAGACGTTTGGGGATTTCAAAACAACGAGCGCGTGCCTTTCATGAAACTCGACTGCGTCGACCTCGACGCTAGGCGCATGGTGGACTACACCCTACGGAGGCCACTCGAACTGAGCATGGGGGTCACCAGGCTCAGGGTGTACGAATCCAACCTAGACCCAGTGCTTCGCCTCATGCACCGCACGGACGTCATGTCCACCGGGTGGTTGGAAATCGATGAAGACATGTGTGTGAAATCATCTATCGCCACCACGGACGTCGATCTGTTCTGCCGAGACTGGAAGCTCCTGAAGCCCGTGGACAAGGACGACATGGCCCCATTCGTCGTGGCGTCCATAGACATAGAATCGTACTCGTCCACAGGGAAGTTTCCTGATGCGGACGTGCGAGGCGACTGTTGCTTTCAGATTGCCATCACCCTATGTGAGTTCGGGAGTGATGAACCGTACGATAAGACTATATTGTGTTACAAAAAAACCGATCCAGATCTGGACGGTGTGCGTGTGCTGAGCTTTGACACCGAACGTGGCATGCTGGAAGCATTTCAAAAATACTTGGTGGGCAAAGACGTGGACATCATCACAGGGTGGAACATATTTGGTTTCGATCTCGAGTACATATTCAAACGCGCGCTGATATGTGGGTGTGCACCCCAGACTTTCCACATGAGCAAACTTCGCGATCACAGGTGTGAACTCAAACACAAAAAACTCTCATCCTCCGCACTGGGAGATAACGTCCTGAAACTCCTACCCATGCCTGGCAGGTTCATCTTCGATCTCTTCCACGAGGTGAAGAAAAACTACAAACTCGACAGCTATAAATTAGACAACGTGTCCAAGCTCTACCTCGGGGACCAAAAGATAGACATGCCGGCCAGGGAAATGTTTAGGCGGTTCGAACGCGAGGATCCCGTCGAACTTCGAGAGGTGGCCGAGTACTGCGTGAAGGACACCCTCTTACCACATCGCTTGATGAAGAAGCTGTGCACTTTGCTCAACATGATGGAGATGGCAAAGGCATGTTGGACACCTCTCCAATATCTTTGTGAACGCGGGCAACAAATCAAGGTGTTCAGCCAGCTGACCAAAAAAGCCCGTGAACTCGGATTCATGGTGCCCGTGATTAGGAAAAACAAAAACGCCCTGGATGAAGGCTACGAGGGTGCCACCGTCCTGGAAGCACAGAAAGGTGCCTACTACACACCCATCACCGCGTTGGAT